ATGCTCCCGCTCTACGACTACTCCATGAAATCCGAATTCTGGCGACGCGCCAACCGCGAGGCCGCGGATGGCACCGCGCCCCTGTTCTTGCGCATCACCATCTGCCAGCAGCGGGCAGAAATTGCCAGTGGCATCGACGTACCGGCCGCCTACTGGAACGTGGCCACCCACCGGATCGAGGTGCCGGGCAACAAGAATTTGCGCCTGGCGGCCTGGTCCGCCGAGCACGTCCTGAAATTAAACGCCCAGCTCACCAAATTAAAAGCCGCCGCCGGCCTGGCCTACGACCAGCTGCGGCTAAGCGGGCCGCCCACCGCCCGCCACATCCGGGAACGGGTGCGCGGGGTGCGCTCCCCCGCCGCCGCCCCGCTAACGGTGGCCCGTGCGAGCGCAGACTTTCTGGCCGCCATGGCGGGCCCCGGCATTGGCAAGAGCCCCAACACGCTCAGCTCCTACCGTTCCCGGCTGGGCAACGTGGCCGAGTTTTTTGCCCGGGGCCTCCAGCAAAAAGCCTTTGACTTGCAGGACGTGCGCCTGCCCACCGCCCGGGCCCTGGAGCGCTGGTGCCTGGCGCAACGCGCCCCCGATGGCCGCCCGCGCTTCGGGCACGCGGCAATGGCCAAGCAAATCAATATGCTCCAGATGCTGGTGGCCTGGGCGGCCATCGAGGGGCACGTGCCAGCCAATGCCCTGCACGGCTACAAGTACCAGAGCACGGCCACCCCCGCCCTGCCCCGGTTTTTGCCCGGGCCCGAACAGGCGCTGCTCGCGGCCACGGTGTTTCACTCCACGCCGCTCAACGACGTGGCCGACATGTGGCTGTTCAGCGCCCACACGGCCCTCTCGTTCGTCGATTACTGCCGGTTTGCCGCCGACCCCCTGCCCTACCTGCACACCGACGCGCAGGGGCGGGAGTGGATTCGCATGACGCGCCAAAAGATGGCCAAGCGTAAGCCGCAGGGCTTCTCGGTGCCGTTCTTCCCCGAAGCGCGGGCCATTTTCGAGCGCCGCCGGGGCCGGTTGCCCGTCAAAAATAACAAGGACGTGAACGCCTACCTCAAAATCATCGCCGCTGAATTAAGCCTGGGCCTGCCCGACCTCACCTTCAAAGACTCGCGCAGCAGCTTCGCCCAGCGCTGGCGCGATTTGGGGGCTACTGGGGCCGTCATTGCCGCCATGATGGGCGATGAGGAGCGGGTGGTGAACAAGAACTACAGCCAGGTGCGGGAGGCGGCCATCACAGTCGAGCTGGCGCGGCTGGCCGAGGGGCCCGCGCTGCGCACCACGGTGTGACCTAGATGCCCACCCACTGCCGGGCGGCCAGCACGTAGAACGGCGGCCGGTTTTCGTGGGCCTGCCCGCCGCCAAAAGTGGTCGCTCCCCCGTCCTGCGCGGCGTAGCCGTTGCTGTCGCCGCCGCTGAAGGTGATGCGGCCGTTGTAGCGCGGCGCGGCCGTGACGGGTAGCTCGCGGGCCCCCAGCGTGTGGGCTTCCTCCCCGCCCGTCGCGCCCACCGCCGCGTAATCCGGCCGGTCGGGGTCGTAACCGGCGGCGAAGGCCCCGCGCAAATCGGCCGTCTTGTTCTGGCCGTTGCAGAGCGCCCAGCCCCAGGCCGCACTGCCGGGCACACCCAGCCCGGTGGCGTCGTAGTTGGTGGTCAGCAGCTGCCCCCACTTCACGTCGCCCGCCTCCCACTGCGCGGCCCGCAGCAGGTGCTGGAGCGTGAGCCCGCCGGCCGGGTAGACCGGCACGCCCGCCCCGGCCGCGCCCAGCACGGCGGATTGCTCCTGGATGCAGGTCTTCGTATCGCCGGTCTGGTAGGTGCGCTCGTCGAGCACCGCCACCGCGCCCGCCACCAGCGCGGCCGGCAGCGCCACGGCCGTGGCCCCTAAGAAGCGCAGCAGCTCCCCACCCAGGTACACCAGGCCGGTCCCCACGCTGTAGGTGCTGCCCGTGGCGGCCACGGCGCAGCCGCTCACGATGCAGTCGCGGCCCAGGGCCCGGTAGATTGCCAGCGCGGCGATCTGGGCTTCGTCCTGAATGGTCTGGATGTCGTCGTCGTAGAAGGGCCGGCCGCCCACGTCATACAAGGTCTTTTTCATGCTAATTGGGGGCAGGGGCGTAAATAATGCGGTAGCTCACGAGCGCGATTTTGAAGCGTTGGAGGAGAATATTGAGTTGGTAATCCTTGGCGTTCAGGCCCGGCGCGTACACCGTAAAGCCGACCTGCCCGGCGAAATCGCTGGCCCGGTGCGGCAGCAGCGGCCGGCCTTCGGCGCGGGTACTGGCGTAGACCGGCGGCTGAGCTTCGCGCTTGAAATTGAGGTACAAGGGGTCTAGGTAGACCGTGGAATTGCGGATGAGAATCCGGCGCAAATTCGGGTCTAGCTTATCGTTCAGTGCCTTTTCCAATAGCGCCGTCTGGCCGTTGTAGCTCAGCTCGCGCAGCGTGTCGAGCCGGTAGGCCAGAAACGCCTGGTACACCGCGTCCACCGGGCTGGTGAGTGCGCTCACCCAGGCCACCAGGCGCGGCTTGCGCAGCAGCGCCGGCAGCAGCACCGTGGCCAGGTAGGCCACGTCGAGGCGGAAGCGGGCGGGACTAGCGGACATCGGGCACGAATTGCAGGGTGTCGAGGAAGCTCAGGCCGACCGTGTCTTCCTCCACGATGTAGCCGGCGGCCGTCTCGTAGAGGCGGGCGAAGGGCACCGGGGCCACCTGGCCCACCCGCGCCGCGGCCAGGGTAAGCAGCACGTCGCGCACACCCGGCACGGCCTGGATGGCGTCTTCCAGCTTGGCCACGTACACCTGGCCCGCAAAGTCCAGCGTGGCCAGGTAGCCAGCCAGCCCCGCGCGCACGGCCGCCTGGAGCGCGGGCACGTTGAGCAGCGGGTCGTAGTACACCTGGCCCGTGAGCTGGAGGCGGTCAGCGTCGCGGCTCACCACCTCCAGCTTGGTGCCGGCGAATTGCAGCCGGTCGAAGTAGCCCCGAACTTGGGTGAGGGTGGGCGCATCGAGCGCGGCCAGCGTGCCCGGGGTGGGCCCGTTGGCGGCCACCTTCACCAGCAGCTTGCCGGTTTGTTTATTCTCCTTGGCAGCGGCGCGGGTGATGACGCGCGCCCCGGTGCTGCCCACCGGGTAGCCAATGACGTTGTCGAGCACCTGGAGCGTGCCGCCCTGCTGGAATTGCAGGGCCCGGTCGGCGTACCAGCCGGGCGTGCCCACCGGGGCCCGGGCCACGACGGCGTTCACGTCGGCCTGGAAGCGGTCCCACAGCGTTTCGTGCGCCCACTGCGCCACGGCTACTACGTACTCTACTAGCACGTAGAGGGCCGTGGCGGAGGGGCTTGTGAGCGCCGCTAGTTCGGCGCGGTCGGCGCGGTCGGCGGCGATGGCGGCCTGAATCTGGGGGATTGTGCGGGCCATGAGCAATTAGGCGTAAGTAGCTGTAACGGGGTTGGCGGCCATCTGGGCCAGCAGGCGCTCGTGGCGGGTGCCCGGCAGAGCGGGGGCGGCGGTGTTCTGGGGCATGGCTTAGACGGATACCAGGTTGCCGGTAAGGGTGAGCCCGGTAAGGGTAATATTTTGCTCGTATAAGTAGATTTTGGGAATGTGGGGCCCGGCCGTACTGGCGTAGGCGTAGGTATATACCACGGTTCCCCCCAGTTCGTAATCCAGCCGGTCGGCGTATTTGAGCACCCGAATAGTGGTGGCACTGCCAACGCTAACCGGGGCCCCCGCCGGATTCACGAACGCATGGTTTTTTAATATTCCATAGGTTGCGGAGCCCCGGGTATCTATGTAGAAACCAGGGCTATCTCCTTCCCCAGCCAGGGCAGCCGCGTCTAGCACGGGCGTTAAAATAACCCGGCCCGCGGTGCCGCCGATGGTTCCAAAATCAATGGTGCCCAGCAGTCCGGTGCCGCCCGTGGCGATGCCTTCCCGGCCAGTGGCGTACACGTCTGGCGAGTTGGTATAGGCTCCCGTGCGGGTGAAAACGTTGTTGGCGTAGGTCATGCCCGCCGACAAAATAAACCCGGTATTTGCCGTGGCATTGGCCGTCAGCACCTGAATGCGCAGCGTGTTGGTTACGTTGTCGAGCAGGGCAGTGGAGGCCGTGGACTGCGGAATCAGGCGCGAGTAACTTAGTAGGGCCGCGTCCGTGGCCAGGGCCTGGGATAGCACCCCATTGGCGGCCACGACACTATCCTTTTCGGCCGTGGTCAGCACCCGCTTAAACAGCGAAAAGTTAGAGGCGGGGCAGTTCAGGATATTGGCCTGGGTGGCCGTGCCCGTGGCGGCCGTGGGCGTGGCCCCGATGGCGAGCTTGATGCCCGCCGTGCTGGCCAGCGTCAGGCCCGGGCCATTGATAACGGTGCTGCCCACCCGCAGTTGCTGGCCGCTGGGCCCGGCGCTGTACATAACTATTACCACGCCGCTGGTGGGGCAGGTGGCGGTCAGCTTGTTGGCGTCTGGGGTTGGGGTTGTCGTCCCGTCTGGGGCGTAGGCAATTACCTGGCCGCCGTTGACGTAGATGGCGAAGCTGCCCAGCGTGTAGTACGTGCCGTTGGGGGGGTTGTAGCCGTGGACGGCGAGCTGGCCGAGGCTGTTGGCCGTGGACACGTTGGCCGTGAAGCTCAGGGCCACCGTGAACGAAGTATAAGCAAAGTTTTCCGAGCCGTCAATGCGCAAGAACTTGGTGCCCAGCACGAAGGGCTGCGCCACGGCGTTGATGATGTTGTACATGGTCTGCGCCGCCTGGCTTTGGCCCAGCGTGTTCAGATGCACATTGTCGGCGGCCAGCACCGTGGCGTCATTCGTGGTCAGGCTCGTGCCGTCCACGTACACCACGTTGGCCACATCGGAGGCGGCCCCGATGAAGGCGGCGGCGTAGTTAGCCGCCGTGTCCACGTTGTAGCTGGCGTAGGTATTAGTGTGGTAGGTAGGGCTCTGGGCCCAGATGCGAATACCAGGCACGGCGGCTTGCAGCTTGGCGTAGAAGGACGCAATGACGGGCCGCAACGCCGCCGCCGTCTGGGTGCCGAATCCGAACACGTCGTTGATGCCCAGCTCGCCCCAATACTCTTTCAGCGATACCCCGGGCGCGTTCAGCCAGGCGGCGATGCTGGTCACTACCGCGTCCTGCTGGGCGGCGGTAAACTGGTCCCGGCCGAAGCTGCGGTTACCCCAGCCGTAGACGGCGACCTGGTAGCCGAGCAGGGTTTCCAACTGGCGGGCCGTGCTATCGCTGGCGGGGTGGGTCGTGATAAAGCCCGAGCTAATGCTGTCGCCGCCAATGACGATGCGCGAGGCGGGCGTGGGCTGGGCCACGATGGTGGCGTTCGTGGCGTTGTGAAAAACCAGCGAGTCCACGTTGGTCTGGGCGACCGTGTGGGCGCTGTTGGTTTCCCGCGAGGGGCCGGTGACAATCTTGAGCAGGCGCTGGCCACTGCCGGGCAGCACGGAGTTTATCTGCTGCACGGCCCCCGTGAAGTCGGTGCTGACGGATTCCACGAGGCTTGTGCCGGAGAGGATGCCGATGGCCGACATGGCCCCTCCTTCGGGGAGCTGGCTGTGCTGGGCCGTGGTAACGCTCGTGGCGTCCGTGCTCACGTAGATATAGGACAGGGGCGAGAGCTGGCCCGTGGCGCTGTAGGTTGCCCCCGAGATGACGTTCGATACCCAGTCCGCGGCCACGGGGGTCACCTTATAGTCCGTCACGCCCGTCGAGCCACTGAACGGGCCGCTGACGGGGGAGTCGTCAAAGTAGCCGCCCCCCACGTACTGCCACTCGTAGTAATAGGTCGTGCCCGCCGTGAGCCCCGTGTGGGCGAAGCCCGCCGCCGCGCCCTGGTAAAGCGGGCTGTAGGGCCCCGCCGCCGCCATAGCGGTCAGCAAGCGGTAGGCCGTGGCGTTGGCGTTGCTGCTTACCGTGGCATTGATGGCGCTGGCGCTGCTGGCCACGGCGCTCGTGCCGGTGGGCTGGGCCAGCACGTTGTTGAGCACGTTGCCGCTGGCCACTACGGACGCGGCCACGGCTGGAAAGTTCTTGAGGCGGCCCGTGACGGTCGGCGGGGTACTGGTTTTCGTGACCAGCGTGTGGATGACCTGCCAGGTGCCGTTGGCAAGCTGGGTGCCCAACACATACGCGCCCGTGTTCGGGTGCGGGCTTTCCACCGGCTCCGAAGCCGGGGTGCTCGTAAAAATGGTGGTGAGGGTATTGGGCATTACGAGGGAGTGGAGCTGTTAGCGGCCAGGGAATTGGTTTGGGCGGCGGCCTGCACCGTTACCACGGTAAAGACTTCCGGCGACTTGCCACCGCTGTTGTCGGTGACAGTCAGGCCGAACTGATAGGTGCCCGCCGTGGTGAGGCCCGTTACGACCGGGTTCTGCACGCTGCTGGGCATCCCGTTCACGGCCGCGCCCGTCACCTGCCGCCAGGCGTAGGCGGCCACGGTACCGTCGGGGTCGCTGCCGCTGCCCATTAGCGCCACTTGCGAGGTGGGCGGTTGAATCGTGGTGTTGCTGCCGGCGTTGGCCGTGGGCAACTGGTTCTGGGCGGGCGCGGCGGCCTGCACGGTCACGTTGACCGTGGCCGTAGCCGTATTGCCGGATGTATCGGTGGCGGTGGCGGTGAGCGAGAGGCCCCCGGCCGTGCTGGGCACCGTGAAAGCCAGCGTGTAGCTGGTGCCGTTCTTCGCGCCCGCGCCTAAGGCGGCCCCGGTGCCGCCGTTCGTGAAGCTTAGGCCCTGTACCGCGGCGTTATCGCTCGCCGTAGCGGTGAGCGTAACCTGAGTGCCGGCGGTCAGCGTGGCCCCGGCGGCGGGGAAGGTGAAGGCAACGCTGGGCGGCGTGGTGTCGGTGGTCGGCGGCGTTATAGCAACCCCCGTGTTGTCGTAAAACTTACGCCAAGCGCCCGCAATCCTTTTCCACCGTTTTTCGGTGCTCAGGCTCACCGCCGTTTGCCAGAATTCTCCGTCCGCCCCGTCGGTTGTCGCCGGGTCGTAAACCTCCTGGTGCCAGTAGCTGCCGCTGCCGACATTTGCAGGGGCCACGGCCTGGCTTTTCAGGCTGGCCAGGAACACCGCCAGCGAGCCGGTATTGCCCGCACCCAGCCACAGCTGGTAGGCACTCTGGCCGTCCACCCCATCGCGGTAATCCACGCCTTTTTGCGGCGTATGGCCGTCGGTGTAGTCCACGCCTTTTTGCGGCGTGCGGCCCGCGTCGCCCTTGGCGCGGTACTGGAACACCCAGGCCCCGCCCTGCTTTTGGGAGCGGTCGCCGGTCACGGTGTTGTCGTACACGTCGCCGTCTACCCCCAACGCGGCGGTGGGCACGCTGGGCCCGAACAGGAAGTGCGCCCCGTTGGGAATTACCAGCGCGGCCAGGTTGGTGCGGAACATCTCGAAGATGTAGCGCACCTGCACTGCCCGGTTCTGAACCCCATCTGCCAGGGCCGTGATGCCTGCCTCAATATCTTGATCAGTATACATTATAGCTGGTTATCTGGCGTCAAAATCTGGATAATTGAAATCTCTAGCGTCGAAATCGTGGGTCGTAATGGGTTGGCGCGGGGCAATCGGCCCGCCGGTGTTGATGCGCTGCGCACGGTCCGCGAAGTAGGCCGCCAGCGCAGGCGCGGCGGCCGGGCTGGTGGGCACGGCCAGCAGCTGGCCGGGCGTCAGGGCATCGGTAATGCCGAGCCCGGCGGCGTCGGCCAAATCGAAGAGGGCGGCCACGCTGCCCAGCTCCTGGATGGCCACGTCTAGCAGCGACTGCCCGGCGGTGATTAGGGTTTTGCTCACGGGCGCACGGCGTTAAGTTTGGCGGCCGAGAGGTCGGCTAAGTTATTTTCCAGTACCTGGTAGCCGTCGCGCTGGAGCTGCACGGCCACTTCGCGCTGCAATTCCTGGGCCTGGGCCGGGCCGTAGGGCGCGTTCTGGTAGCGCCACAGGCCCACGCCCACCAGCGGGTCGGCGCGCCACTCGCCCTGGCTGGTGAGCAGCAGCAGGTTCAGGTGCTGGGCGTCGCTTTCGCCCGCGGTCAGGTCGCCGGCCTCGGTGAAGGCCAGGTCGTAGTCGGCGGTAAGCAGCAGGTCGGTGGCGGTCATCGTTCGAACTAGGAAATAGTGCCGTTGAGCAAGGGCCCCGCCTGGGCGGCGGCGGTGCCGGTGGTGCTCACGGTGCCGGTCACGGTGCCCGAGCGGATGAGGGCAGCGAAGGCGGCTACGATGTCGCGGGCAAAGTCCATGCGGGCCTTGGCGGGGTTGTCGAGGCGGGTGGCCTGGTCTTCGAGCAGGGCCATCACGGCGGCTTCGGCGGTGTTGGTGTCGAGCATGGCTAGGAGCGTAAAAGCTGTTTTCCCCGCTGGGCGAGTTGTTGGAAGGAGGTCAGGTTAATGGGCGGGCCGCTGGGCCCCACGGCCGTAGTCACGGTCAGGGCCCCGATGGCCGCCAGCAGGTCGGCGAAGAGGGCCGCCAGGCTATCGGTTTGGGTGGCCAGGGTGAAGGCTTCGACGCGGCTCACGGCCACCACGAAGCAGTTGTTGGGGTCGTTTTCGATGAGGCCCACGAGCACGGGGCTGCCCACCACGGGCCAGAGCACGAAGCCCTTGCTGCTGCCGTCGTCCACGGCGCGCAGCTGCACGTCGAGCAGCTCGGGGGCACCGGCTTCGGCGGGCTGCACGTCGCACACGGCGCGGGCCGCATCCACGCGCAGCACCGTGCCCCCCACCACCTGGCTGGGAATGCGGCTGTCGATGAATTGAGCAAGTTGAGCGCGCATCATGCTTTGGGGCTAAATTTTGGGCCAAGTTTGAGGGCCCGGCGCGACCCGTTCACGCCGAAGGTTTTGGTTACGCTGTCGATGAAGTAGGCCCCGGCCCGCTCGGGGTAGTCGGGGTCGCTGAGCACGGCAATGTCGCCGTGCTCGCAGGCTGGTACCCCGAAGGCGCTCAGCCCGCCGCGGTAGCCGTCGAAGCGCAGCCGGGCCGCTTCCTGCTGCACCCAGGCCAGCAGCTGCGCCGCGTTCAGGCCGGGCGGGCCAATGAGCGTGCGCAGCTCGCCTTTCTTCAGCCCGCCGCTCAGGGCCGTTACCAGGGCGGTGGCATCACCTTTTACTTTCTTGGTTTTCACCACGCCGCTGGCATCGACCTGAATTTTCTGGCCGTTGGGCTGGGTGCTGGTGGCTCGGAAGTGCAGGGCCACGTCGGCGGCGTTGGTGTAGGCCAAATCCGAGTCGATAATGTTCTGCCGGAAGCCGTAGTTGAAGCGCGTGGCGCGGGCCTCGTCGTAGGGCTGGCCAGCCACGAGCACGCCGGCCCGGAAAAAGCAGTTCAGGCCGAAGCGCTTTTTCAAGTCGTCGAACACCTGGGCCCCGGTGGCCTGGTTAATGAGGTACTTGCCCACGGTCAGGGCCCCCAGCTCGCGGATGGCGAAGGCCAGCCCCGCCTGGTCGCGGATGTAGGTGAGCAGCTCCAGCAGCGAGACGGTACGCCAGGACTTGGACGGCAGCGCCTGGCGCTTCAGGGCCCACATTTGATCCTCGCACTTCACCTGAAACGGCGTGCCCGGCTTCAGCTCCGACACGTAGCCGGTGAACTCGGTGCGCAGGGTGCCGTCGTAGCCGTATTGAATGGTTACCGCGTCGCCCACGCCGATCAGATCGGGCAGCGGCTGCCCGCCGGCCACCTTCAGCTTGCGGGGCAGGGTGATCGTGGCCGTGTCCGTGAATTTGGCCCACGCGCTTTCGATGCTGATTTCGTGCACGAAATTCAGCGGCGGCAACGAACCAATCGTCAGCAGGCAGGTGAGGGTAAACATGGCGCAAAATCGGGCCGCCTGGGGCCCTAAAAAAGGATGTTATAGTTAGATCGCCAGCTCAATGGGGTCGTCGCTCAGGCACTCGATTTCGTAGGCTTGCAGGTTGGTGAAGCCCGGCAGGCTCTCGTAGCGCACGTTCACCACCACCAGGCTGCTGATGCCGTAGGTGTCGAGCAGGAAGCCCGACACGGGCAGGGCCACGCCCAGCTCCACCAGCGCCCGCAGCGCCTTCACCTCGGGCAGCGGGTAGGCGAAGCGGTTGGGGGCCCCCGGGTCGGTGGCCAGGATGGCGCGGATCGTCACGGCGTAGTCGTCCTGGCCGATGTACTCCTTCACGGTGCCCCGGCGGCCGGTGATGGCCGTCTTCACCACGTTCATCTGCTGGCCCACCGTTACGATGGGGTCGAGCAGGGCCAGGCCGTTGGCGTAGTCGGCGGTGGCCGGGTTTTTGGCCGCGTGAAAGTTTACCTGCAAGAAGGCCGGCAGGCCCAGCAGGCCGGTGGGGCCGGTGCTGGCCACGGGGGCCTGGAGCGAGCCGTAAGCACTGCTCAGCGGCTCCTGGCCCGGCCCGGGCGGCACCTGGTAGCGGCGCAGGACCGAATAGCCGAAGGCCTCGGCCGTCAGGGCCCGCAGGTCGATGGGCAGGAAGGGCCGCCCACCCAGGCCGGCGTCGGTGCGGTCGGTGCCCAGGGCCACGGCGCGGCCCTGGAGGCTATCGAGGGCGGAAGCAGGAGAGAGGGCGTAGGGCATTTAGTTGGTGCTGGCCAGGGTGTTCACATCGTTGAGTTCGGCAATTACCGTGTCGCGGATGAGCTTCGCCAAATCGCCCACGCTCTCGCCCATTGTGGCCCCCGAGAGCTTCACTTCGCGCAGCAGCGTGTCGATGCGCAGGGTGATGTTGGTCACTTTCGAGCCGCCGCCCACGCCGCCCACGGTGCCCTTGCTGGCGTCGGCCGTGAGGGCGGTGGGCTTGCCGGCGGCGGCGGCGGACTTGCCACCCAGAAAGGCGTGGGCGCTGGACTCGGCCGCGGCGGTGCCGGGCTTCGCGTCGGGGAAGAGGTCGGTTTTGTCGAAGCCCTTTTTGTAGCCGCTGACAAAGCCCTTGGCGGCCTTCACGCCCACGTCGGTGGTGTCGGCCAGGGCCGCCAGCGTCTGCTTGACGCCCTCGCCCACCTTGCTCATGTTGCCGCTGAAGATGCCCTCGATGAAGGTGCCCACGCCGCCCAGGTACTTGCCCACGGCCTCGGCAATGCCCTTGAAGGCGGCCACGGCCCCGGTCCACAGCCCCACGAAGAATTTTTGCAGGCGCGGGCTGGTTTCCACAAATTGCCGCAAGGCCTGGGTGACTTGCATCTGAAACTTCCACACCTCGGCCAGCAGCGTGGCCGCTACTTTGATGGCCGGCGAGATGAAGCGGATAACGGCCCCCACGTCGTTGAAAGCGGTGGCCAGCTTGTCGCCGGCTTCGCCGTTGCCGTACTGCTGGGCCCACAACTCAGTGAAGGTGTCAATGAGCGGCTGTAAGGCATCCTTGAGCGGCTGAAATGCTGCCTTAATCCCATCCAGGTGCGCGCTTACCCAGTCCACGGCCTGCTGGCCCTGGTCCACCAGCGTACTCAGGATGGGCAGGCCCTGGCCCGCGCCCTGGCTGAGCAACCCCCCGATGGATTCGCGCACGTTGTCAAACTTGTTCTTGAGCACCGTCCAGCCCCCGGTGCCGGCCTTGCTGGCCGCTTCGGCGGAGCCGCCGAATTCGGTGTTCAGCTCCTTCAGGATTAGGCCCTGGGCCTTGGCCGTCTGGCCCGTGTCGACCAGCTGCTTGATGACGGCTTTCTGGCTCTCCGAAAAGTTGACGCCCACCCGGTGCAGCGCCGTGATGCCGGCCACGGGGTCTTGCAGCGCTTTGCCCACCTGCACGGTCGCCCCTTGCAAGTCGCCGCCCATCTTGGTGGCCAGGTCGGTGATGGCGGGCAGCGCGTCCTTGTAGACCGCGCCCTTAATGTTGGTAAACGTCAGCAGGACCGATTGCGCCTGGGTGATGGCGTCGTCGTCGAAGAGGCTCTTGCCCATCAACGCCGTGCTCATGCCGAGCAGCTCCTGGCGGGTCAGCCCCACGGTGTTGCCGGTGGATTTGAGGGTGGCGTCGAACTGAGCCCCCGCCTGGTCGGCCGCGTTGAACATGGTGACCGACTCCTTCAGGAAGCTGAAGGCCTCAAAGATGCTAAAAGCAATGCCTAATTTCCCCAGGATGCCGCCGAGCCCATTTGCGCTCTGTCCGACGGATGAAAAACCGTCGTTGGCTCCCTTTACAAATTGGCCGTTTGCGTGGCGCAACTTGCCAAGGGCATCCCGAAATTGCCCGTCTTCGAGTTTGGGGGCCATCGGTTTTTCGACCTCCTTTCGCAAGCCCTGCACCTGCCGAATCGCACCGGCGACTTTCGGCCCCAACAGGTCTTCGAGGGTCAGCTTAAAATTCAGCAGGTTGGACATGGCCTAAATCAGTTTGACCGGCCGCACCTGGGGGTTGCGCCGCAGCCAGTCGGCTTGTTGAAACTTGGCCCCGAACTCCTCATCGGTGAGGCGTTCGGGGAAAGGCAGGTGCAGGTAGTGGCTGATGAGGGCCGCCATTTTGGGCAGGTCGTCTTCGTCGGGTTTGTCGGAGACGACCGGCGCGGCGGCTACGCGTTTTTTACCGTGGCCTCCAGCGTCTTTACCAGCGAGACGGCGGCCAGGGCCCCGGCCAGCTGCACCGGGGTTTCGGCCCGGCCGGTGGGCAAGCTCAGGCGCGGGTCGCCGCCGACGAAGCAGTTGGCCAGGATGAACTCGCCGGGCTCCAGCATCTGGTCTTTGGCCACGCGCTGCAACGCGAAGGCCAGCACGTTGCGGTCGGCGGGCTTGAGGTAGGCCACGGCCGTGTCGTCGGCGCTCACCTTCACTTCGAGGATAAAGAGATCGCCGTGGGTCTTTTTCAAGTCGGCCAGGGCCTCGGGGGTGAATTCGAAAGGGGCCATTTTAACTCCAGCTAATGTGTGATACGATGAGGTCCAGTTCGATTTCGACGTTGGTATCGCCGGTCTTCAGCTCGCGCTTCTGGCCGGTGAACTCGCAGTTGTGGAGCGTGTGGGTCACGAGCTGGTTGCTCGGATTCACGAAGCTGGCAATGACGGGAAAGGGCGGAATGTCCTGGATGCGGCCGCCGGGCGGCAGGGCCGCCTGGATGCGCTCCAGCTCCTTCATTTCCAGCGTCACGCTGCCCTTGGCTTCGTACTTGCCGTAGCCGCGCGATACCGGCATGGTGCCCGCGCCGTGGTTGTTGACTTTCTCCTGCATGTCTTCGTAGGAGAGGGCCGTGATACCGGCGATGGTTTGGCCCAGCAGCTGGGCGCGAAGGCTGGCCCAGTCGTAGGCGCGGCCATTTATTTGCGGAACGAAGTCGGCCATGGCTTAGGAGAGTTTAGTGGTGAGGCCCAGGGAAACGACGATTTGACGGCCCACGCCCACGGGCACCAGGCGCACTTGCACGTTGAGCTGCGAGGTGCTGAGCACGTTCTGGGTGGGGTCGATGTACACGGCCAGGGCCGAGGCCTGGGCGGTTTGCAGCAGCCCGGCGGTGAGGCCCGCCAGGGCTTTGCCCTGCAGTTCGCCCACCGCCTGGGCGGCCAGTGTGCCGTCAGCATTCACCGGCAGCGGGCCGTTGAGGGCCGGCAGCAGGGCCGTGCGCACCAGGCGGGCGGCTTTGTTGGTGGTGCGCACGTTTTCCAGGTAGGCGTAGTCGGAAGAAGGCAGCGTGCAGGTCGGCGAGTCCGAGAAGTAGAAGCCGTCGAGGCCGGCGTGCTGACGCACGGCGATGAAGCCCTTGGCGGCGAAGGCGGCCAGGTCGCCCGGCAGCAGCTGGCCCAGCAGGGCCCCGTTGCTTAGGCCAGCGTTGAGGAACTGGCCGCTGCCGGTCAGGTTAAATTTCTGCACCCAGGCGATGGACTCGTTGACGGCCGCGGCCGACACGGCCCCGAGCCCGGCCCCCAGGGCGGGCTCGTTGGGGCTGGCGGCATCGGTGCCGGCCAGCACGCCCACGAACTCACTGCTGAGCATGGTCAGGTCGGCGGCCACGCTGGGGTCATGGCTGAGCGAATACGCCCCGAGCAGCACCAGCACGGGGCGGTGCTGCACAAACTCTTCCATGGCCAGGGCCTGGGCCTGGGCGATGGCGGCGAACACGTCGTCGTCAAAGCCGTGGGTCACGGCCGGCACGTAGCCGGCGGCGGGGTTGAGCGCCACGGCCAGCTGCTTGATGCGGCCGTTGGCGGCCACGAGCATGGTTTTGGCGTGAGCCTGGGTCTTGTCGAGGATGCTGGCCAGCGGTACCGACTGGGCCACAACCCGCACAATAAGCACGGCCCCCGGCGAGAGCCGGAAATACTCGCTGATGTGCTGGTGGGTGGCGGCGTAGCCGCCGGTGGCGGCGATGCCGATGGCTTCGGCAGCCAGCAGGGAGCGCAGCTCGTAGTCGGTGTCGAGCACGAGCTTGCCGGCGATGGCCACGCCCTGGGTGATGAGGGCCGAAATGCCGTCGTTGGTGGGCTGCTGGCGGCCGAGGCCGCCCTGAACGCGGGTGATGAGGATGTCGGGCAGGGCCATATTAAGCAGTAGTTGGAGGCGTGGGAGGCGTGGGAGACGTGGCCTTGTCGTCGGGCTCGGTGGCGTCTTTGACCGTGGCCTGGGCCGCGCCCACCAGCGTGGTGAGGCCCACGAAGGCGTAGCGCAGGTAGTGGGCGATGTCTTCGCCCACTTTGTCGGCGTCGGCCAGCAGGCCGGAGACGATCAGCAGCAGCGTGGCGGCCACGGTGCGCACCTTCTTCCAGAAAGGCGGGCACTCGGCTTTGAAACGGTTCCAGAATTGCGCGATGGGGTTCATTTTAGCGGCGGGCTAGGCGAAAACAGAGGAGAAGACCAATCAGGAAGCCGGCCAGCAGGTACACCCAGCGGGGCCAGGTGCCGGGCCGGTACCAGGCGGCGGGGCGGTTGCCATCGCCGGGCCCCAGGCGGCTGACGACGGCCCGGGCTTCGTGCGGGGTGCGGATTTCGTCGCGGGTGAGGCGGATGCTGTACACCCGGCCCCGCTGCCAGATGCGGCCGTGCACGCCCAGCGTGTCGAAGCGGAGCGTGTCGGGGAAGTAGGGCCGCTGGCGCACCAGGCGGTAGATGGTGGCTTGGGTCGCCTTGCGCTGGGCCGTGTCGAGCGCGCTACCCAGGCGGGAAAGCAGCGCGTCGAGCTGGAGCGAGTCGCCCCGCTCGCGGGGGCGGTCGGGAATGGCTACGTAGCGGGTTTGGACCTGCACCCGGGCCACGGTCACCGTGTCGTGCACGCTCACCGTGTCGTGCTTTACCAGCTCGGGGTGGGCCGTGAGCAGCCGGCTCAGCTGGCGCTCAGGCGAGGGCCTGAGCACGCTGCGCAGCGGGTTACAGGCGGCCGCCAGCAGGAGTAAGCACAGGAAAAGGAATGGTTTCATAAGCTAGTGGCGGCTTGCGCCCACGGCCCCGCGGATGGCGGCCACATCCTCGCGGACTAGACCGATGGCTTGCAGGATTTCGAGTTGGGTGCGGTCGGTGGCGCTCAGCCGGCTGTAGAGGTCGGCCCTGATTTCTTTGGCGTCGGCCTGCTGCTGGATGGACACGCGCTGCTGGTCAGTAAAGCTGGTTTCCAGCGTCGCCACGCGAGTTTCCATGCGGATGACGTAGCCCACGCAGAGACTGTTTACCCCCAGCAGCAGGCCCGCGACCCACTTGGCCCACTCGGAAGAAACGACGTTGTTCGGGGCGGCCATTAGCGGATAGTGAGCAGCACGGGCCCCGCGGCCACGGCATCTTGCAAGCGCGGAAAAAAGCGGCTGAACGCGTCGCGCGAACGGCCCACGAAGTCGGGTTTTTTGTCGAGGCCCACCAGCAGGCAGCCTTCCGTGTCGGCCGCCGTGTTGCCGCTGTGGATGCGCACGCCGCAGTCGTCGATCAGCAGGTCGCCGAAGTGGATGTCGCCGTCCGGCACGTTCACCAGCAGCGGCAGGCGCCGCAGGAAGCGGTTGGAGTAGGTGACGCGCACGGCGTAGATGCCGGCCGGGATGGCCGTTTTGCCAAATACTTTCGGGGCCCCCACCGGGCGCACCGGGTCTTCGCACACAAAGCATTCGAACACGCCGTCCACCGACAATTCGCCGATGGTGGATTCTTTGGTGAAGGTGGTGCGGTGGAGTTCCAGGCGCATGGGTTAGCGGGGCAAAAAGTGGTGGGGCGCATCGCGGTTGCCGCGCTCCCAGGCGCGGCGGTAGCGGCGCTGGGCTTCCTCGACAGACTTGGGCGGGCGGTTGACGCACCCGGCCAGGGCCAGCAGCAGCGCGAGGCTGAGCAGCAGCAGCCGGGCCATTACTTGGCCTTGGCGGGCTTCTCGTCGTCCTTCAGCGCGTCGGCGTCGGGGCCCAGCGTGGTGATTTCCTCGCCTTCGACCAAGGCCTGCTCGGCGTGGTCGAGGTTGAAGTAGTGCTCGCCGCTGGGCAGGACGTGGACCGCTTTCAGGTCGGGCCGGGCGGCAAACGTCTCGCGGATGCCGGCTTTATTCTTGATGGTGGCCATGGATTTATCGCTGGTCTAGTGCCGCCAAAGGCCGCCATCCCGAAGAATGGCGGCCAGGTTGGCCGGGCGGGCCGGGCCAGGAGCGACTAGACCGCGTAGAGCGTGGTCTGCGCGCCGAAGCCGTAGTTGGTGTCGACTTTCATCAGCATCTTGATGAAGTACAGCTCGCTGTTGGCCTGCAAGCGGGCCAGCTGCACGGTGGCGTCGTCGATGCTGTTCATGCCGACCCACAGGTTGGAATCCAGGTCGGCCTTCGCCTTGGCGAAGAAGATGGTGTCGTCGGGCATTCCGAAGAGCGGCTCGATGGTGCGGCCCCCGAAGCGCATGATGCCCGCCTGGGTGGTGTCCACGTTTTTGAACGTGGCCGTGCGCTGGTACTGCTCGTAGATCTGGGCCGTCTTGTAGCTCAGCAGGAACTTCATGTCCGGGTCGTAGAGCACGTCGGGCGTGGTGGCGTTGAGCACGCTTTGCAGCGCGTCGGCGATGTTGGCCACGGTCAGCACCACCGGCGACGCCACTTTCGGCACCGACACGTCGGCTTTGGCGCGGGTGATGAGGCCGTCGAAGTAGGCGAAGGGCTTCACGCCGGCCGTCTTGTTCGACTTCAGGATGGCCTGACCCAGAAACTTGTTGTGCTGCTTCATCACCTCCTGGATGAGCACCGACTCGATGCTCACCGGCAGGCGGCGGTCGATCAGGGTCGGGTTCAGCTGGGTGGCGAACCAATGGGCTTCGAAGTCGCGGGGGTCGAATTCGGCGTACACCATGTAGTCGGCCGGGTTCAGGGTGCGGCCGTCCACCACCATGTTACCCACCGAGCTGCTGGGCGAAATGGGGGTCGGGATGCGGTCCTGAATGATGCCGTCCACCTGCAAGCGCGGGATGGTGTAGGCTTTCTTGATGCCGTCCTTGACGTACACCAGGCCTTTCTGCACCACCTCGTTGCCAATGACGGACTTCACAATGAAGCTGCTGGCGGCTTCGCCGGCGTAGGTGGTATCGTTGATTGTCAGTGCCATGGTCAGCTACTGGGGTGAAAAAGCGTGGGAGATAAGATTATTTGCTGGCCAGGCGGGCCTGGATCTCAGCCATGGCCCCGCCGGCGGTCAGCGGCAGCACGGCAGCGTAGGCGCTGAAGCTGGTGATGGCGTCGGCTACCGACCGGCGGGCCGGCAGGGCGTCGAGCACGGCCTTGGTGCTGGTCAAATCGGCTTTGGCCAAGCTCATGTACACCTCTTTCTGGCTGGCCACGATGCGGCCGGAAGCGATGGCGGCCGTGACGGTGGCTTCGATGGTAGCGGTGGCGGCGGTGGCTTTGGCTTTGGCCTCCTCCTCTTCCATGTCGGCCATCTGCTTATCCATGGCGGCGCACTTTTCAGTGGCGGCGGCCAGGGCAGCGGTGGCGGTGGCCAGCGCGGCCTTGGCGTCGTCGGCCTCTTTCTTGGCTTTGTCCTTCTCGCCGAAGGCCGCCGCCACGGCGGTGGCCATGTCGGCGTCGGATGAGGTGGCCGTCAGCGTCAGCATGCCGGCCGCGGCGAAAATGGGAATCAACAGGTTTTTCATGTCAGCGGTGCTGATGAGGGTTGCGTAGTAGGAATGGAGCGAAGCAGTGGGCAGACTTGCCGGGGGCGCTTGGGCGGCCTGGGTGTCGGGCATGATGCCGGTGGCGAAGCCCAGGGCCACGGCGGTTTCGGCATCCATGAAGGTGGTGGCGGCCATCAGCGCGGCGCATTTCTCGACCGGCTGGCCACTGACGCTGGCGTAGAGGGCCGCCATCGAGCCGTTGATGGCCTTCTGCTGCTCAATGGCCACTTCGAAGTCGGCGACGCCGCCCGTCGCGCCCGAAGCGCAGTTGTGAATCATGAGCCGGCCGTGGGCGGCGATGAGGCGCTTGTTGCCGGCCATGAAGGGCAGCGTGGCGGCGCTGGCCACCAGGCCCACGCAGTAGGTATCGACCTTCAGGGCGGAGGCCTTGAGCATGTCGTACATGCTCTGGCCCTCGGCCCAGTTGCCGCCGCCGCTGTTGATGCGCACGGCGACCCGCTTCTCCCCCGAGGCTTCCGCCGTGGCCAGCTGCGCCCCGAAGTCGGCCGCGCTCAGGCCCGTGCCCGATTGCGGGTCGAAGCCAATGGCGGAATAAATCTGAAGCGTAGGTTGGGCCATGAAGAAGGCGGGGGAATGCGAAGCCAAACTTCGCGGCCCGCCAAACCGGCCCTGGATTGCGCTTCCGGAACGCGTGGGTTTTACGCGCTAATCGTACGGGTTTTGTACGCGTTCCGGAAATGATTTCTTTGCCGTTTCGGGCGCGGGAGTAGGTTGCGGGCCCATGAAAAAGCGCCCCGCCGGTTCCGAACGCGAAGACAGCCAAGCCAACCGGGCCAAAATCCGCAAGGCGCTGCTGGCCTTCATCAAAAAGTACACCCGGGTGCCCACCGTGCAGGAATTGGCCGCGGCCACGGGCTTTTCGGACAAGACCATCAAGCAGCACCGCCGGCGCATTCAGCTGGGCGACGGCCTGCCCAACGATTACCAGCAGCTCACGCCCGACGTGCTGCTGGCCCTGCACGCCCGCGCCGTGGGGTACTCGCATCCGGCAAAGAAGATTTTCAATGACAAGCTGGCCGGCATCGTGAAGGCCGACTACACCGAGCACTACCCGCCCGACGCCGCGGCGGCCAAGCTCTGGGTGCAGCTCATTGAGGGCTTCAGCGAGAAGAAGGAGACCAAGCACAGCGGCGAGGTGGGCCTGGCGCTCACCTTCAACTACGTGGCCCCCGCCGCGCCCGACACCCTTGCCGCCGATGCCGGACATTAATTTTCAACCGAGCTGGAAGCAGCACACGGCCTGGCTGGCGCTGGAAGACGGCACCACCGAAGAGGTGTGCTTCGGCGGGGCGGCTGGCGGCGGAAAAAGCTACCTGGGCGTGGCCTGGAAGCTCTATCGCCGCCTGCGCTACCCGGGCAGTCGGGGGCTGACCGGCCGCACCGTGCTCAAAGACCTGAAGGAATCCACCCTGATAACTTATTTTTCTGTATTGGCCAAGTGGGGATTGGTGGCGGGTCGCGACTTCACGTTCAACGCCCAGGATTTTCGCCTGGACTTTCCCAACGGCAGCCGCGAGGTGTTCCGCGATTTGGGTTGGTCGCCGTCCGACCCGGATTATCAGCGGCTGGGTAGCTCGGAGTTTACCGATGCCTGGATTGAGGAGGCTGGCGACGGCGTACCCGAGAAGGCGGCCGACATTCTCAAAAGCCGCATCCGCTGGATGCTGCCCGAGTTCGGGTTGGTGCCCAAGCTGCTCATCACCTGCAACCCGGGCTACAACTGGGTGCGCACGAAATACTTCTTCGACGACGAAGACAACCCGGTGCGGCTCAAGCCCAGCCAGTGCGTGATCAGGGCCTTGGTGACCGACAACCCCGACAAGGCCTTTGTGGCGCTCTACAAGAAGAGCCTGGAGGGCCTCAGCAACGACTACGACCGCCAGCGGCTGCTCGAAGGCGACTGGAATGCTACCGAAAAAACCGGTGGAGAATTTTATTCCAGCTTCGACACCCAGCGGCACACCGGCGACTACGCCAGCACCTACGAGGCGGGCGTAGCGCTGCACCTCACGTTTGACTTCAACACCAGCCCCTACGTAACGGGCCTGGCCTGGCAGGTGCGGGGCAAGGAGTGCACCCAGGTGGCGGAGGTAACGCTGGGCACTCCGCTCAACAACACAATGGCCTGCGCCCAGGGCCTGGTGCGCCGCTTCCCGGCCCACGCGGCCGAGGTGTTCGTGTACGGCGACCCGGCGGGCCGCGCGGCCGACACGCGCAGCGAGAAGGGCCAGAACGATTTCACCATTCTGCTGGGCGTCTTTCAGAAAGCGGGCTGGCAATGCACCCAGCGCGTAGCCGCCAGCGCGCCCAGCGTCTCGATGCGGGGCCTCTGGATTGACAAGATTTTGAGCGAAGAAGTGGGCGGCATCGGGCTGCGCTTTGATAAGGCGTGCCGCAACACCATCCAGGACTACCAGAAGGTGCTGAAGGCCGCCGATGGCACCAAGAATAAGAAGCGCGTGAAGGATCCCAAAACGGGCGTCAGCTACGAGCCTTATGCGCACTGCACCGATGCGGTTGATTATATGCTCTGCCGGCTTTTCAGCGAAGATTATCAGCGGTTTCAGCGGCCTAACGCGGCCCCGCTACCGGCCCTCATCATGCCCCAACGGGCGAACAATAGCTACTAATTAATTAATTTAATTAACCGACATGAGCTTTCTGACTTCCGCCGACTACGGCCTGCAAATCCGCGACGAAATCCGCGGGCTGCTCACCGACGGCAACGACGCGCTGCTCAGCAGCGCGGCCCACGCCGCGCAGGCCGAAATGGAAAGCTACCTGCGGGGCCGCTTCGACGTGGTGGCCGTCTTCGGGGCCCTGGGCCCGGTGAGTGCCGTGCCCGCCGCGGGGATTTTGCCCGCGGTGCCGGCCACCGCTGACCAGCGCAACCCGCAAATCGTGATGTACCTGGTGGATTTGGCGCTTTACCACCTGCACAGCCGCCAGAACCCGCGCAACGTGCCCCAGATTCGCCAGGACCGCTACCAGCAGGTAATTGACTGGCTCAAGCTGGTGCGCAAGGGGGCCCTGAGTTGCGGGCTGCCGTTGGAATCGGCCCAGCTGCCCGATGGCACCCAGGACACCGGCTCCATTCTTCCCCGCGGCAGCTCGCTGCCCAAACTAAGCAACACCTACTAAGATGGCCAATATCTTCAAATCGCTGGGCCAGGCCCTGAACCCGTTCAACAAGTCCATCCAGGCCGCGGGGCCGGCGGGCTTTGGGGCCCTGCCCGGCTCGGTGCTCGAAACGGTGTACCCCGTGCAAATCCGCCGACTGAAGCAGGACGTGCAGAAATGGCGCGACGCGCTGGACCGGGCGGAGAACGTCTACTACCCGGAAAGAATACAAATTCTCAACATCTACGCCGACGTGGCGCTGGACCTGCACCTGAGCAGCGTGCTGGAGACGCGCAAAATCAACGTGCTGGGCCAGGCTTTTAAGCTGGTGGACGGTACGGGCAAGGAGAATCCAGCCTTCACCAAAATGCTGCGCAAGCCCTGGTTTCGGCAGTTCTGCCGCTACGCGCTCGAAAGCATCGACTACGGCCACAGCCTAATCGAGTTTCCCGTGCCCGTGGATGGCGAGTTCCACCAGCTCACCCTGGTGCCGCGCCAGCACGTGTTTCCCGAGGCGCACCTGGTGCGCACGATGCCGGGCATGATTGTGGGCGTTGACTACGAGAACGACCCGGCCTACTCGCCGTGGCTCATCGAGGTGGGCGACCGGCACAGCCTGGGCCTGCTGCTGAAGGCCGCGCCCGCCATTATCTGGAAAAAGACCGTGCTCGGGGCCTGGGCGGGCTTCACCGAAATGTTTGGCACCCCGTACCGCACCATCACCGGCGCGATGGACGGCCCGCAGATGGATTCCTGTAACACCATGATGGCCAACATGGGCCAGGCCGGCTACGGCGTGTTTCCCGAAGGCGTGAAGGTGGATTTCATCGCCCCATCCACCGGCAACGCGCTGCTCTACGACAAGTTCATCGAGCGCATCAACTCCGAGCTATCCAAGCTGGTGCTGGGCCAGACGATGACGACCGACTCGGGCAGCAGCCGCAGCCAGGGCGAGGTGCACGAGCGGGTGAGCGACGCCTACACCAAGGAAGATTCGGTGTTCCTGTCGGACCTGATCAACGGGCAGTTGCTGCCGTTTCTGGTGAAGCACGGCTACCCCGTGGCGGGCTACGAGTTCCAGTTCGAGGATACCGAAAACTTGGGCAAGGAAAAGCAGTTCCTGATTGTGCAGGGCATCATGAAGGACTCGGGCTACCAAGTGAACAAGCAGTACCTCGAAGACACGTTCGGCGTGGTGCTGGAGGACAAGCCGGTGCCCGTGGTGGTGCCGCTGCCGGTGCCGCCGGGAAAGCGGGCGGGCCAGCCGAGCCCGACCCAACCGGCAAGCCAGCTGCCCCAGTCCGTCGCGCAACTAACCTCGCAACTAACCTCGCTGGTGACGGCGGCGGCGAGTAGCCAGCTCGACAAGCTGGCCGAGGGCGTCATCAAGCGAGTGCACGGGGGCGACCTGTTCGCGGGCACCATCGATGGGGCGCTCTACAGCTACCTGCGCGACCACCTGGAGGGCGCAATTAGCGTCGGCTGGGAAGCGACCGACCCGAAGCTGCGCGGCTACCTGAGTGAGAATATTCAGCGGTTTTCGGGCTTCAAAACCCATGCCGTGCAACAGGCGATGCAGGAGAAGCTAACCGACGCAGATGGCAAGGTGCGGCCCTTCGCGGAGTTCCGCGCCGATGCCCTGCAAGTGAACCAGCTCTACAACGTCGACTACCTGGAGACGGAGTACAACACGGCCGTGGCCAGCGCCCAGATGGCCAGCAAGTGGAGCGAGTTCAGCGACGGTGCCATGCTTACCTACAAGACGGCGGGCGACGACCTGGTGCGGGCCGAGCACGCGGAGTATGACGGTATCACGCTGCCAAAGGACGACCCGTTTTGGGATACCACCTACCCGCCCTGCGACTACAATTGCTTCACGCCCGAAACAAATGTGTTGACCCCCACTGGCTGGCAGTGTATTAGTGATCTGCGCGTTGGCGACCTAGTGATTGGCGGCAGCGGCGAAGCGAAGGCAGTAGAGTTCGTCCATCTTAATCACTTCGATGAGCACGTTGTCCGGCTGGTCAGTGAAGAAGAACACGTACTTACTACCCCAAACCATCGCTTCCTCACGCTTAAAGGCTGGATTCGCGCTGAGAACCTGAAAGCCGGCGATGTAGTCATCCAACTGCCGGAAGTCGGCGGCGTCGATAAAGATGTTGGTCACATAGAGCATGTGCGCTCCTTGGTCCGCAATGTGCGCGTGGCGGGCCCACGTCGGGCGCTTCGTGTTTACGCACTCAATGCCAATGCCCAGTTCTGGCAAAAACACATCTACCCAATAGGGCGAAAGGTGGTAGCTAAACTGCGGATTGTACCCCAACTTCTGGAAATGCTCCAGCATGAGTTGTTCGCGTTTGGACGGGAGTGCTTTGGCATTGGGGTGGCTGCTAGGGTCTGCTCGGTACATGCTCACGCGCTTGGTGCGGATGTGCTCCCGAAAAACGGGGTCGTTAAACTGAGTGGTTTCGCGCTGTTTAAGCGCCATTTGACGGACCGACTCGTTGGTTTCTTTGGTTCTGCCGAGTCGACCGTGTTTGCCGATAGCAACAAATCCGCGAGCGCGGACGCTCATTGCTTCGGCCTGAGCAGCACGGCGCTCCGGGTTGTCGGCCCATTGCACCCGAATGGCCTCTCCGCCTTTGCGCGGCTCTATGCCACACTGCTTCACCAGTTTGATAAGCTGTGCAGGCTGCAACCCCCACCGCTTGCAAATCATGCGGTAGGTGAGTACCTGCCCAATGTACAACTCGGTGAGGGCTTCACAGACGGTGCGCCCCTCCAGGGTTTCGATGCGCTGAATGACTTTCTCCGATACGCCTTTTTTCATCTGAAATTTGCAAAAGTTGATTCTATTGCAAATATACCATACATCGGCAATGTATACAACCTTTCAGTAAAAGAAGATATCAGTTATGTAACTAAGATTGGCGTTGTACACAATTGCCGGTGCGACGTGGTGGAGACGGATGCCGACGCCACGCCGACGGCACGGGACACGCTTGATAGCTTGCCAGAACCGCCTATCGAGTTCCGCAACAACAGCGGCAAGGGCGGCGAGGTATTCAACGCTGAGCACCCTTACTTCGACGTGCCCAAGTCTGTAGCAACCAAAATTGAGCAGCAGTTATGAGCAATGGCCTCGAACGCTTCGGCCAGCAGCTGCGCGGCTACCTGCGCACGCTGCCCCGCGAGATGGGCAAGGCCGTGGTGGCCGAGTCAGCCGACAACTTCCGCCGCCAGGGCTTCGAGAACGACGCCGGGGCCGTGGTGCCCTGGGCCCCGCGCAAAGCCGCCGACACAGTGAAGCGCCGCGGCAAGCGCGTGGCCAACCCCCGGCAGCGGGCGCTATTGGTGAAGTCGGGCCGGCTCAGGCGCTCGGTGCGCATCGTCGCCACCACGGCTACCACAGTGACGGTGGGCAGCCCCGAGGCCTACGCACAGGCCCAGCAGGAAGGCAACGCCAAGCTGCCGGCGCGGCCCTTCATCACGCTGGGGCGGGCGGCTAAAGACAAACTTGTGAAGAAAATTAGCGCCGGCATCGTCGGCTTACTGAAATGACCAGCACCTTCGCCACCGTGTATGCCGCCCTCGCTGACCGCCTGGCGGCCAAAGTGCCCGCCCTGGGCTGGATTGATTTGGACCAGGGCCAGCTCAGCAGTGACCAGGCCCTGAGCCACGAATACCCGTTGCCCTTCGCCCAGGGCGTGGCCCTGCTGGACTTTGACGAAGCCGACTGGCATGATATCGGCGAAGGCATTCAGCGCGGCACCTGCCAGGTACGGGTGACGCTGGCCGTGGAGGTGGCGGGGGACTCCTACCAGCAGAGCCGCCAGCGGGGGGCGGCGCTGGCCAAGCTGCAGCTGCTGCAAAGCGTGCACAAGGCCTTACACCACTTCGACGGGGGCGGGCAGTTCGGGGCCCTGGTGCGCACCTACAGCCGCAAGGAGCAGGACGTGGCGGCGGGCATCTGGGTGTACGCGATGGGCTACAACTGCCTGCTCACTGACCAGGATGGGTACGACGGGGCCACGCAGACGGTGAGTGGGCTGGAGCCAGTGGGACGGGCGGGCTTCGTGCTACCCAGGTAGAGATGCTTCGACACACGAAAAAGCCCCGCCGGCACATTGCCAGCGGGGCTTTTGATTTGTCCACGCGCCCGGCAATGGGGCAGTCGAGGCGGCGAGGGCGGCGGATACGCGGGGTGTCGGCGGTGGGCGGCATTAGGTTTTTCGGGATTGGCGTTGCTGGCAGATAAGCTCTTGCAGGGTCGGGCCTTGAATATTCATGGCCTCAACCCTGTCGAATGAGGCTTTCAGCTCGGCGGGGTCAGCCGTTCGCAGGTATTCGCGCAACGCTAGCACGGCCTTGCTTTCTTGCCGCTGGCTGGCAATCGTGCGGTTGTTCACGCACCAGTTGCATTGCCCATTGTTTTGGCACTGGCTGCTGATGCGCTTGCCGCCCGTTTTGGGCTGCTTAGTGGTTCTACTCATTTAGGTTAAAAGGGAAAGCCGGGAACAAGCCGTTTCCGGTACACCACGGCCAGCACCGCCAGGGCCAGCAGCAGGCACAACAGCAGGTAATAATGACGGTGTATCATTCGGACGGGGTGGGTAAAACGGTGGGGGTGGGGTCGGCTTCAGCGGTGGCCATCGCGGGCAGTGGCGCGGCGGGGCTTATTTCCGGTAAAGTATCCGCTCCACCGTGCGCAGGCTCAGGTGATATTCCTCACTGAGCTGGGCAATCACGTACTCGCGGCTGTACTTACGGGGCCGCGGCAGGTTGGTGTAGTGGGCATAGAAAGCGTCGCGCAGGCGCTGGTTGCGGCGCTCGGTGCGCTCGCAGCGGGTGAGCGCTGCGCTCATAGCAGCACGAAGGCGAGCAGGGTCAGCAGCGCGTAGCACAGGGCCCCGGTTTCGAGTACCCAGCGGCCGAGCTGCTGGAGCTGCCGGGCGGCGTAGGCCCGGCGGTTGGCGTCGAGCACAGCGGAGGGTTGGCCGTACGTCGGCAGTGCGGCACGGGCCCGGCGGGCCAGCCACCGGTCGGGAAACCACGCCGCATTGGGGTCGAAGCTGACGTAGTACTGGCCCACGTAGGCTAGGCCTCGGGCCTTGTTGAGCCGCGGGTTGAAGTCGTAGAAGAAGTAGGCGGCCCCAAAACTCAATAGCGCCCCGCTGCTGCACGCAAACGCGCCCCAATGGGGCAGCGCCGGTTCGGAAGCTGTGAGGGCCACCAGCACCCCTAAAGCCACGCGCCACGTGAGTCGCTGGCGGTGGAACTTGCCGTGGGAGGTGTCGTCGGCCGGGTTGGCGTTAAAGGCCTTCACGTCCTGCGCCACCCAGAAGCGCGGCGCGTACCAGCACAGTGCCAGGGCCGCCAGGTGGGTGAGTACGAGGGCCCCCATTACCGGTTCGTCGAATCGTTCATTGGGCCCCCGTTCTTCACCGTGTTGTAGATGGCCACGCCCACGGGAATGACGGCGAAGAAGGCGGTCACGAAGCCCATGCCGGAGTCCGGCGCGTCGGTGGCCCAGAAGTAACAACAAGCGGCGACAACGACCAGAAACGAGAGATAAAATGTTTTCATAGCCCGAAGTTGCGGGCCCCGGGCCGTGGCTGCTAATTACTTATAGTTAGATTTTACCCTGCTTGCGCAGCTCGGGGTGGCCGGCGATGAAAGCGTACAGGCTGCCCGGCGTGCGGCCCAGCTCTGCGGCGAGCTGCCGGGCGGTGCGGTCGGCGTAGTGCAGGCTCAGGTGCAGGTAGTCGGAGCGCATGTAAGGCTTGCGGGTCAGGCGGTTAGCAGGCATAAGGGATAGCAGAAAAGGAGGTAGGTTGTGGGAGGATCAGCGTTTAGGCCAGGTACGCCGTGAGCAGCTCGATGAAGCCGGGTAGGCTGCGCACCACGGGCCCCGGAGCGGGCTTCGAGATGGCGGGGGCTTCCACGTCTTCCCAACGCTCCGCGTTGGGGTTGTGGTAGAGTTCGGGGTCGAAGCTCACGTAGCGGGCGCGGCTCACGTCGCCCAGGCTGTCGACCACCAGCTGGTGGTGCGCCGCGTAATAGACCGCCAGGCTGCGAAAGCTGCCGGCGTGGTCGTCGGTGGTGATGCGCACCAGCGCGCACAGGCCTTCGCCCCCGGCGCTGACGAACACGGCGAACGTATAGGGGTCGGCTAGTAGCCGCGCTTTGGCGTGGGCCAGTTGCCAGTCGGGGTTTTGCTTGGCGTCGAGGTCGAGGGCCACGATGCCGCTGTGCACCACCAGGCCCGCGTCCTTGCGCTCGGCGAAGGTGCCGCTGGCCGTGAAGTAAGGCAAGGCGGCTTTGAGATGGCGGCGGTCGGGGGCGCTGGTGGCGGCGCGCACGGCGTTGACTTCGCGGGCCCAGCGGCCGCCCTGGATGGCGGCCAGCACCTCGGCAAGCTCCACCTGAGCCCCGCCGGTGGTGGCCGTAATTTTCGGAAATAAGCTAACCATCATTTCAATTCGTTGTAGGCTTGCGTGGGGCAGACGGGGCGGCATGGGCCGCTCAGGCCGGCAGGGCGTAGCAGCCAGCCAGGCGCTCGTAGAGCTTGGCCGCGCCGGGCACCCAGTCCAGTTTGTCGCGGTGGGTGGTGAGCAGCTTGAGCGCCTGTTTGGCCTCGTGCTCCTCCATTTTGAAGAGCTTGATTGGCGCCAGGCGCCGCACTACTTTGGTTAGCTTTTCCGACAGGCCCGGGTTGATATCGTCGGTGGCCGAGTCCTTAGGCCGGCCGTTGTTGGCCTGGGGAGCCATGGGCACTACGGGGGGCTTCACGGCCTTGGCTGGCCGGTCCAAATCCTTTTTTAGCAGCAGCTCGCTGGCCTTTATCTGTACCGCGATGTGGGTACGGCCCAGCTGCACGGCAATGTCTTTGGTCGTCGTCGTGGGGTGGAGGCGGCGCAGCGTGGCCACCTCCTCAGCACTCCACGGCCGGCGCTGGCCAGCGGCGGGTTCGGGCGCGGGGGCCTCCACTACTATTCCCAATGATTTTATGAGGTCGGTGCAGGGCCCCGCTCCCGCAAGGTCGAAGGACTCCCGCATAGGCACGTGTACTGGGTTGCTGGCCACCACGGGCCCCGTGCCCTCTACCGCCAGCGGCCACAGCTGGCCGGCCTGCGGGTGCTCCAGGGGCTGCGTACCGATGGCCAGGCGCGTGCTCTTGGCCGGGTCCATGCCCGGGTGCGCCGCGAAGAACTTGCGGGCCGTGGCGGCGCTGCTGAAATGCAGGCGCTTGCTGGTTTCGCCTCCGGAGGTGCGCAGGGAAAAGGGGTTCAGATGGCCAGCCGGGTTGCCCAGCACCAGGTACCAGGGGCGTCCGGTGGCGTCAATATCCTCGGCCAGGGCCAGCGTAGTGCCGGCTGCGAGATGCAAGGCCCGCGCCGCACCGGCAGAAAAGACGAAATTTCCGCCCGGCTCGATGGTAAGAACGGCGCTGCCCTGGGCGGCGCGAGTGGTGGCAAGGTCGTGGAATAAGAGGTTCATAAGCTATGTATTTTCAGGGTGTTGTATGGGTTGCAGCGGGAGAAATTGATAGGAATGTGGAGAGGCGCTTAGGGCAAGGGCGGTGGGGCGCACACGATGGCCAGGGCCTCGTCGACAGATGTTACCACGTGGTATGGGGAGCCGCGCCAGTGGGCCCGAAAATCGAACTCGCCGAGGGTGAGCTTCTCCTTCTCGCTGGTCTTGATTTCCATTAGAAAGGTGCGGCCTCGGTAGCCGACCAGGATATCGAAGGCGTTTTTGAGCTGGAACGTCATCAGCACACTTGCGCCAATCCGACGAAGTGCGCTGACTATTTCAGCCTGGTTTTTATCTACTCTTGCGGCAGTTCGCATTTGTTTTGGGTTCGCTGATTGGCACGTTCTCGGCGGCAGATGTTGCAATGCTTGTGCCCAGTTGAGGGCTGGGTGTATGTGTTTTCGGGCGTGTACTCATGCCCACGCTTACAATGTGTTAGCGGCGGCTTTGGCGGTTTGAGTTCTTTGGCGCGACGAACACGGTAATAATGGTCTAGGGTGTTCTTGTTGCGACACGCGCGGCAGTAGCGCCCCTTTTCGGTAATAATGGTGTTTATCTCATCATAAGCATGGCCTTGAGGGCAGTGAGTTACCTGCTGGTGCATATGGCGACCAGCCGCAGTCATATCCTGCATGTTGTCGGTGTGAGTGCCAACCGACAAGTGGGCCGGGTTAACACAGGAGGGATTGTGGCAGCTATGCCGAACAAGTAAGCCCTCGGGTATTTGGCCGTTGGCCAGCTCGTAAGCGAAGCGATGCGCGTATACCATGCGCCCGCCGTTTTTACGCTGGCCGCCAACCCCGAAGTGGCCATAGCCTTTCGGACCTTTAGCGGCTGTCCAAAGCCAGCACTCACCTTGTGGACCATAGCCAGGTGTCTTGTCAATCTTGCTTGTGAAGCGTTCCATATTTCTGCTGTTTGGTTATGTACCAAATATACAAGAAACGCTTCGATATTACAAGTAAAATGCTGATTATTAATGTGGAGAATTGACGCTCCAATTCCTCGGAGCGCCTTGACTATCTCGGGCTGGTTAGCGTCTACTCTGGCGGCAGTTCTCATGCGGTAGGTTTTTGATAAGGGTCGGGTAGCCCCCGACGTAGGTATTCGGCCCGTACCAGGGCCAGGCCGGGGCCTTGGCGTACCCGGTAGTAAATCAGCAGCTGGGCCAGGTAGGCCGGCGAGTGCCCGGCCAGGGCGGTGCGTAAAGCGCGTTCCACGGCGGGCGAATAGGCTTCCATCAGAACGGCAGATTGGCGGGGTCTTCAAACTGCGAGGTGGGCAGGGCCCCCAGGCGCACCATGCGGGGCCCGACTTCGATTTCATATGCCTCGGTATTGCCTTCGCCCAGGTCGAAGAAGGTGCCCCGCTTCATCGAGCAGCCGGCAATGACTTCGCCCAGCGCCCCGTTGCGGTGCTTGCAGATGTCAAAGAGGATGGTGTCCTGGGTGGGGGTGCCGTCGCTGTATTCCTCGATGCCGTAGTACTCGCCGCGCCAGAGCATCACCACCATGTCGGCATCCTGCTCCAGGCTGCCTGATTCGCGCAGGTCTGAGAGCTGGGGGCGTTTGTCACCGCCGCGCGTCTCCACCGAGCGGCTGAGCTGCGAGAGGGCAATGACCGGTACGTCAAGCTCCTTGGCCAGCTCCTTCAGGCCGCGGGTGATGCTACCAATTTCCTGCTCGCGGTTGCCCTTGGTCTCGCCCTTCATCAGCTGGATGTAGTCCACCAGGATCAGGGCCACGCCGTGCTCGGCTTTGAGCCGGGCGGCTTTGGCGCGCAGCTGGAAGATGGAAAGGCCGGGCGTGTCGTCGATGAGCAGCTTATCGGTGCGCAGGCGCTTGGCCGCCTCGTAGAGCTGGTGCACCTGCGGTACCCCGCCGGCGATGTTGCCCCGGCGCAGGTCGGCATTGCTGTAGCCGGGCACCTCGCTGGCTACCATGCGCTGCATGAGTTGCTTGGTGGGCATTTCCATCGAGAAGATGGCGGCGGCCCGGCCCAGGTCCAGGGCGCAGGTGCGGGCGAAGTGCAGCAGCGCGGCGGTTTTGCCCATTCCGGGCCGCGCGGCTAGCACAATCAGGTCCGAATCCTGCCAGCCGGCCGACACGTCGTTCAGGGCCCGCAGGCCAGTGCTCACACCGGTGAGGTCCGGCGACTCCACCGCCTTCACGAGGTCGGCAAATACGCCGTCGTAGGTGCTGGCCGCTGTTTGCACGGCCTTGCTTTCCAGGCCTTTGTGCAGGCCATTTAGCTCGAGCTGGGCGGCGGTGAGCAGGCCCAGCGCGTCTTCGCCCTCGTCGTAGGCGTGCTGCATGAGCCGGGTGCTGGTGGTGATGAGCTGCCGGCGGGCCTGGTATTCCTGCACCAGGCGGCAATGGCTTTCGATGTGGGCCGCCGAATTTATTTTCATCGTGAGCCCAGCCACGAAGTGGGGGCCCCCGACGCGCTCCAGCACGCCGTCGGCGCGCAGCTGCACGGTGAGGGTGAGTTGGTCGATGGCCTGGCCGGCGGCGAAGAGCGTGCGCACGGCGCGGAAGATGAAGCGGTGGGCGGGCACGTAGAACGCTTTTTCGCTGGGCAGGATGCCGAGCACCGTGCGCAGGGCATCGGCTTCGAGCAGCAGGGCCCCGAGCACGGCGGCTTCGAGGGCGGCGTTGTGGGGTGGCACGTGGCCCACGGCCAGGGCAGGAATGGGGCGGGTAGCGGCAGCGAGGACAGTGGAGAAGGCGTTTTTCATGACCAGGATTGCTTGGCGGTGGGAGAGGATTTGCTTTGCTGAGGCGGTGGGGGCGGGCCCGGGGCGCCGGCGGGGCGGGTGTCTTTGGCCTTGGCCACCCAGTCGCATTCGTCCCAGATGCCGGCCAGGTAGTCGTCGAGCTTGTGGGGGCTGAGGCTGCGCAGCTGGCGGATTTGGCGGTAGCCGCTGAACTGGGCCGCGAGGTAGGTGAGTTGGCCGGCTTGCTGGACTTCGTGGACGAAGCGAGCGATGCGGGCCCAGCGGGGGAAATTCTTCTGCTCGGTGACGTACCACAGCGCTGCAATCTGGGCGGCCAGCGCCTTGGTTTCGGCCGTGTGCTGGGGGCCCTGTTCAGCCCGCGGGGCGGGGCGCACCGCAACGGGGGTGGGGGCAGTAATTTTTGCTTTCAGGTCGGGAGAAGAAATTTCGGAAATGCCCGCCCCCATTTTTTTTTCGGGGGGGTGTATTTCATTGGAATTTCTACTGGAGTTTAAATGGTAGTTTATGTCTGCAAAATTTGCAATAGGCTCTTGCAAATTTTGCAATAGGTCTATGGCAGATTTTGCAATAGGCTCTTGCAAATTTTGCAATAGGTCGGGGCTACTTATTGCAGATTTTGCAATAGGTTCGGGGCTGTTTTCGTTAGGCACCAAGGGCGTTAGCACGCGCTTGTGGAAGGCACTTTGGTTAGTTTCGCGGTGCAGCCAACCGGCCTCTTCCAGCTCTTTCAGGGCCCCGCCAACGCTGCGCTTTTGGATGCCGGGCAGGCGGTTGACAAAGTGCTGATCGTTGGCCCAGACGCTGCCCGAAACCTTATGCAGGTCAAGGATTTCGGACAGCACCAGCCGTGCCGGCCACGACAGGCCAGGGGCGGCCAGCACATCGGCTGGGATGACAAGGGCGCGGTTGGTAGAGGTGACGGACATGCGGTGCTTGGGAGCGGCGGCACCACCGAGAGTGGCCGTCAGCGGGGAAGGAGAAAGGGCGGGTTGCATGGCTAAGCGGCTTCAAAAAGGGAAGCCACCGGCTTGGCGGCCCGCTTGCTGGGCTTGCCGGTGGCGTTGCGGAAAGAGGCAGGCACGGCTTCGAGCTGGTGCAGGTGGCGCAGCAGGGCGAACGTCATGCGCACGTCGGCCAGGGCCCGGTGCGCGCCGGCCGTGCGGATACCGAAGCGCTGGCATAAATCGCCCAGCTTGTGGGGTGCCGGCAACCAGTGGGCGGCCAGTACCAGCGTATCGAGGAAGGGATTAGCCAGCGGCTCGGGGGCCCCCAGCGCCGCGCGGGCAGCGTTCACGAAGCGCAGGTCGAAGCCCACGTTGTGGCCTACCAGTACCGAGTCGCCGGCTAGCTTCTTGAACTGCTGAAGCACGTGCTTGGGCTCGGGGGCCCGCGCTACCTGGGCCGTGGTGATGCCGGTCAGGTTAGTGATGAAGGGCGGCACGGGAATCGGGCAGCGCACGAAGAGTTGCAGTTCGGCCACCGGGGTCCAGGCCACGTAGCGCACGGCGGCCAGCTCCAGCAAGTGGTTGCGGGTGGCGTCGGTGCCGGTCGTTTCCACGTCGAACACCGTGAAGTCATCCAGCCAGTGAGATGCTTCGGCAAGCATCAGGGGCTCCGCCGCCCCGGCCTCTTTGGCAGCGTGGGCCCGCACGGCCATGCCGTATTTCAGCGACCTGGCAAACGCTGCCGCCTGGTACCGCTTCGCTTCCTGCTCGCGCAGGTACGCCACGCACCGGGCGTGGGCGTCGTGGAAGAGAGCGGCCGGGCAGGGCACCGGCAACGGAAAGGCCTGCGGCACGGGCAGCAGGGCCGGGGCACTCAGGTAGTAGAAGCCGTCTTCGTACTCGTGCACCGACGAGAGCAAGCCCTCGTCGGTGAGGCGGAAATACTCGCGGTGCCAGGTGCACGCATTTTTTTTGCTCGTGCCATCGGTAATGCTGCGGCTCATGCCGGTGGTGCGCAGGTAGTAGTTAGGCACGGGGCACTTCCTTTCCTTCCTCTAGCAAGGCCTGCGCCTGCTCGATTTCGGTGAGCAAATCCACCGCCGTTACCGTCAGGGCTTTTGAGCGCGAGACCAGGGCGCCGTGCCTGGCTTCTCCGAGCGCGGCCGCGTGCTCGTGGGCGAAGGCTTCCAGCTTAGCACGGGCCTCTTTCAGCGCCTGGGGCGAGGGGCGGTACTCGACGCACTCCGCAATCTTAGCCGACTGGGCCAGTGCCTTGGGCAAGTCCAGCCGGTTGAGGTGCTGCATCATGCGGCTGCGCTCGCCGGGCGTGATGTGGCGGCTGGTGAGCTGCTGAATGATGCGCTTGCGCACCTGCTCTAATTCGTCCTCACCACCTGGGGCCGCACCAATTAAGGGAGCCGGGGCGGCCGAAGTAGGGGCCCCGGCGGCGGCTTTTTTTGGCGCGTCCGGAGAGGCCACCACCACGGCGCTGGTTTCTGCTTCGGGAGTGCTTTCCGGGGCCATGTCGAGGCCAATTTCTTCTTGCGTTACCAGGCCTGAAATGCTGAAGGCCCGCTTCAGGGCCATCGCTTCTGCCACCTTCACAATCATTGCCGACGGGTACTTTTTCCACGTCGGGTTGTTGCCCGTGCCGTACTCCGCAAACGGAGCGTAGAAGTACGCGGCGCGGCTGCGGTCCTTGCGGAACACCAGGGCATAGGCCCCGATGATCAGGCCCCGGGGCTGCCCGTAGGCGTGCTTCACGGTGCCGTCGGGTAGTTTTTCAAGTAGGTCATTGGCGCACACCACATCCGACTGAATGCCGTCCATTTGCACGTCGCGGCTGGCAATCTTGAGGTAGCCGTCGCGGCTGGTGAAAATGGTGGCGGCTACCTCTTCCGGCCGCTGTCCTGCCCGCAAATATTTAATCAGCCAGATTTCTTTAGCGAAGGGGTCCAGGCCGTAGGTTTTGGCCAGGTGCATGAAGAGCATAAATTCATCGTCCGTCGCGCCTTTGGCTACGGTGTTCTTCATCAGCTGCAACTGCTCGGGCGAGAAGCTAATCTGCTCGGCCAGCTCGGCTTTGCCTTTTTTGGCGAGGGCGGTTTCCATGGGTGGGAGAGGCTAAAGGCCACGCACCCACCAGGCGGCGAGCAGCAGCAGGGTGAGAGAAAAAAGCAGGGCCCCCAGGGCGCGGTCGGCGCGGCGGGCAGCAGCAGCCCCAGCGGGGTGCGGGAAAAAAAATGGGTTTCGTTTATTTTGCATTATATTCGCATCGCGTTATATTTAAAAAGGTTGAAAGGCCCGCGTTGGAGAGCGCGGGCCTTTCGTTTTTAAGCCGCTTGCTGCTGGCCAGCTTCCAGGGCCGCGTGGCGCAGGGTGGCCACCAGCTTGTCGAAGGCGTGCAGCGGGCATTTCGTGAGCTGGGCCCGGATGTCGATTGCCTGCCACTCGGTGAGCCCGCCGGCGCGGCGGCTGATGTCGCGCAGGGCCCCGTCTACCTCGAAGGTGCGGCGGGCCTTGGCCAGCGCCACGCGCAGTTCTTCGACGGCCGCAGCAGCGGAATAGGCTTCCACGGTCACGCTGGTTTCAATCTTCTGGCTGGTAGCCTTGAGCCGGAAGCGCAGCGCGTTCAGGCTCTTGGCTTCCTCTTTCTCCCAGATCATCGCACTGATGTTGAAGTGCGGAAAGGCCGCTTTGGCCAGGTTGCGGAACTGAAGGAAATCAGTCATTTAGCGGAGTCTTTGCAAGCGTTTCTGGATCGCCACGAAGTCAGCCAGTTTGCCGCGCCAAGGCGAGGGCACCGGCACGCGGTCGTAGTAGCCGGCCACGTAGGCAGGCACTGATTTGGGGGCCTGCTGCATGATTAGGCAGCGACGGCAACCGTCCCGTTTTCGCGCTGGCTGGTCTTGCTGCGCAGCTCTTCGATGGCCAGCTGCGCCGTTTCCTCCGTCATGCGGCTGATGCGCAGCAGCGTGTAGGTTTTCTCGCGGCGGGTGATGACGGGGTTGTTCAGCAGCCGGATGATTTCCTTCTTTTGGTAAGCCAGCGCAGGTGCCAGGGCTGCCAGCGGCCAGGCCACGCCCAGCCGCTGGGCCAAATCGCTCAGCACCTCGTCGGTCGTGTGGCCGATGCCCATCGCCGTGTGCACGTCGAGCGGGTTGCGGTGGCCGTCGGGATCGAAGGCCGTGAGCACGTAGGTATGGCGGCCGTTAGCCGCGCGGCTGTCCTGAATGCGCACTTCCAGGTCGGGTTGACTGGAGGCGGCGAAAATTTTGGCGGCCTCAGCGGCCAGCCAGTCGGTGGTGTGAATCAT